AGCAAAAAAGCGCGCCAAAATTCAGCAAGATTTTGAACAGGCGATTGATGATCTGGAAGGGCAAATCGAACGCTTGAGGTTTACTCGCGGGGCTCCAGAAGACCCCAACGGGCTGGCTTTCCGAGCAGGTAAATCGCTGATGAATATAACCTACATGGCCAATATGGGCGGGGTTGTGCTCAGCAGTATTCCTGACTTCGGTGGGCTTGTGCTGCGGAATGGACTGATAAACACCTTCCGTCATGCCTTTCTGCCGATGATCAAAGACCTTCAGGCGTTCAAAATGTCGGCAAAAGAAGCTCAACACGCAGGCGTTGCGCTTGACCTTGCGCTCGGAACTCGGGCCGCAGCCATGCACGACGTTTTTGATGAGCTCGAACATGGGACTAAATTCGAGCGTGGCCTGCAATGGGCTTCGAATAATTACGGCTACTATACCTTGTTCGATGGTTATAACACTGGTGTTAAATCCATCGCCGCCGCACTCATCAACGCTCGAATGATGAAGGCATTGCAGGATGCCAGTGAAGGTAAGCTTGGAAAAGCAGAAGCCGCATACCTTGCCGCAAACGGTATTGATGAGCGAACCGCCACTGACATGTGGAAAGAGATCGTAACTACTCCAGGAGCTGCAGTAAATCGCAACGGAGTTTATGTTCCTAATACAATGAATTGGGGGGCTGCGGCGAGAAAAGCAGCGGATGAGGCAACTAATCCTAACGAAGTTCGTCGCCATTTGCTTGCCGCCGAACGAGGCACCGAACTCGCTCGAGCTTATCAAGCCGCGCTTGGTCGACAAGCTGATGCTTGGATCGTAACCCCCGGCCTCGAGCGCCCGTTGTGGATGGATAAGAATATTTTCTTCCGTATGATCGCACAGTTTCGCTCTTTCACTTATTCTTCTCACCAAAAGACTTTGATCGCTGCGATGCAAGAGGCGAAGATCGGCTATAAACACGACATAGGCAATATGGCTAATGTCATTTCTGGCGTCACAACCATGCTTGCGTTGGGAGCGCTTTCATATTATGCTTACGCTAATATACGAGGTGGTGACACGCTGAAAAAGATGCAGAAAGCCACTCCAGGTGAGTGGGCATTTCAAGCAGTCGCTCGGTCAGGTTTGCTTGGTATTCTAGCCGAGGTTCAAAACCAAGCCATGAACGTCCCCGCCTTTCGCGGTGTGGCGTCTTTTGGCACTGATACCGACACAAAACCATTCTTCGCCGATCCGCTGATCAAAGCACTAGGACCTAACGTAGAAACCGGACGAGATGTTGTCAAGGCCTTGGGCCTGTCCGGTGCCGATCCAGGTAAACGCGTTGAGTCTCTCCGTGACCTTATGCCACTACAAAACTTTACAGCTCTCGGTTGGGCGTTTGACGCAATCGAAGAGTATGGTAAAGATTTCGTTGGAGCCAACTGATGACAATCTCTACCACAACGACTGACTTCATCTACACCGGCAACAATTCGGCGACAGAATTTGCTGAGGGCCCGTTTGCTTTTGTGCGGAGTCAGGTGGAGGTCATTCTTCGTGACACTGTGACGAATACGGACACGTTGCTGACTCACGGGGTTCATTACCAAATTTCAAATCTGGGGGAAGTCGATGGGGTTACTGTTACGTATCCCCTGAGTGGAAGTCCCCTGTCTTCCACTCAAAAACTCATTGTATACCGTGCAATGAATTTTCTGCAACCGACGCAAGTTTTGAACCAGGGCGGCTTCAACGCCAGCTCGATCGAAGATCAGTTCGATCGCGTTGTGATGATGCTGCAGGAACACCGCACGCTGCTTATGCGGACGCCTCGGTGGAAGCATTTTAGCACCGTTGCTGATGTGCTTCTTCCCGAACCCTCTGCAAGTTCCTATCTGCGTTGGAACCCCGCAGGGACCGGCCTGATGAATGGTCCTCAGTCAGCTGTTCTTCTGAACGGAAACAGCGATCCCTACGAAAACGTCGCATCGATGCTGGCAAGCACGACTAACATGATTGGCTATCATGTCAAGGTAGCGGGTTACGAACGGCCTGGCGACGGCGGAGATGCTGTTTACAAAATCGTTGCAGCTGGAACTTACACCGCAAATCCATATGGCGGTGTTTTTGATCTGACCGGCATAGCTGGCCAAGCGGTTTTGGCAGATGGGCCTTACATTAAAGGCGAATGCTTTGGTATCGTCCTTGATGCCAACGGACAAGCGCAAGAGCGTTCTGCCAACTTCAACGCTTGGATCAAGTATCTCGACAGTCTTGATGACACATACAAAGCCGATGACGGAGAAACTCTCACCGAGCTGTTGACCGGCGGCTATCGTGGCGTTTTGAATACTGACTTTACCGCCAAAGATATGCTGGCTTTGACTGGTGAGTCTGATACAAACGTCAGTAACTTGTGGCTTTACCTTAACTGCAAAATCATTGCAGTTGCGGGTGGAACTCTCGAAACACATACTCATACTCGTCCCATTCCTTTGATCCATTTCAAGGGTCGCAATTGCAAAATTGGTTGGCCTAAGCTCGAATGCGAGATGCTTTGCGCTGGCATCAAAGCCAAGGTTGATTTGGGGAATACTCATTGGAACCTCGAAATGCGAGGTTTCCATCGTTATGGCCTGTGGTTGACTGCCGCTAATGACTCAACTTGGTGGGATCCGATTATCAAGCAGTTCTATCGTGATCCTGATTGGATCAGGAACGGTGTGAACACTGATGATTGGGATGAGTGGAACGGGGATTGTGTGGTCATTACGACCAAAGATCGCCGGATCATCGGGGGTCAGATTGGCTGGAGCGGACCTTGTGTTCGCATTACTGACACAATGCCCTCTAATGCTGCTGAACGCATCCCAGGTCGTAACTGCTATTGGTGCGGACTGTCGGCCAGCTCCAATTACATCGACGGCGACAACGGCGGTGGGGATTTCATTTGGGATAATCCGCACTTCATGCAGCCGGTAAACGCATCTGGTTGGTCTGGTGGTCCTCGCTACGGCGCTTTCGCTGACTACGATATGATGAGTGGCGATATGATTATTCGCCAAGTCGATACGCCTATTGGCATCTTGTCATTCTGCAAGGTTTCAAACCTGACTTACTTCGATCGCCTTGATAACGATGGGTGCAATCACTATCTGTTCGGCGCTCAGGTTGAAATTACCAACGAAGCTAATGGTTCGACGGTGAACGTCAGTTCGGTATCGACTTCGCCGAACCACATTCTTGATCCGCGCATTCGTGTCTTTGCATCTCGCGGCGGAGCAGGGGGCGCGCGGTTCCCTTTCATGGCCTCAATGGCGCGTTCTCGCCAGATGACGCTGACGTTTGAAAATGACTACTGGACTCACCAGACCGCTTTCACAGCTGGCGGTTTGGTCGACGGCCATGCCTTCTTGGCTAACCATCAAGCTGCGATCGAGGCCCTGGCTGATATCCAGCAAAACGTTCGTTATATTCCTGCAACCGGACTTGCAGACGTAGGCGATGGCGTTCACTTTACTGGAGCTTCGCTCGTAACGCTCGGTGAAGGTCACGCGGATCAAATCATCCGGCAGTTGATGCGTAACCCGTCGACTGCGCCAGTGTGCTTGTTGTCCAAGGGGCAATCAAACTCTGTTGGACACGTTGCTGCTAAGAATGGCGATCACACAATCCAACCGGGTGTTTATGTCTGGAATGGCACCCTGAACGACGGGGCTGGAACAGCCTTTATTCCGGCTGAATATGGCGTTGCGCCCTTCAATCGAGGAACGGATCCGTGGGCAAACAACATTGCACTCAGCGCCGCCAACGAAATCAAACTCGCAACAGGTCGCGACGTTTACATTATCGTGATGGCGAAGGGCGGAAGAAACGCTGAATGCTGGGTGCCCCCAGCTGTTAACACTGCCAATGGCTGGACAGCGGATGAAGACTTTACTGCCTTCATCGAAGCGGAACTGATCAAAGCGCTTCCCCTGATCCCCGGCCGCAAGCTGATTGCGCCTGATGCACTTCTGTGGCAACAAGGCGAAGCAAACAGCGGAGACACGGTTACAGTTTACAGAAACAAACTGAAGGCCATGCTGAATTGGCTGGTGGGACTTTCTTATTTCAATCCCTCCATCAGCTGGCTGGGCGACCACAGCAAATGGAATGTCGCAAACAGGGCTTCTGGAAACTACACCGGATCCGTGCAGGACCGAGGTCGACTGACGGCTGGTGTTTACACGCCAACTGTTTATGCCGCAGGCGATCGGTGGCTTGCGCAAGGCGCCGTTACGGTTAACCCCGGCGGTGTAACGGCGGTTGATGGTCAGCTTATCTATGCCCTGACTGACACACCAGCTGGGGCCGGAGATTGGCTTGTTGTAGATGCTGACAGCGCACCGGTGCGGTCGGGAGCTCGATGGGAACTCAACGTCAAACCGACTGTGTATAACTATTATCCTGCCGACGATGAGGACGGCATTGCACAAATCAATGATGAGTCTCCTGGCGATAAACTGACTCGTAAGATGCAAGTGGCCGGGGCAACGATGACAGAAACGCTGAATGGCGAGTCTGATATCGTGCAGATTGATACATCAAACTATCGCTTTAAGAGCGGGCTGGTTATCGGAACAAACAAGTCCAACCTAGCCAAACTCGTCGATCCGCCTGTTACTCCTCTCGACAGCTCTGCAATACACCCTGATGTGAGACAAACCGTGTCGCCTTGGCTTGAAGGCAACGGCAATCCGCTTTACCGTATTCAGGATTTGGAGGATATCAGCGTCACAGGGCGGTTTGTGCAGTCTGCTGCTGGGGGCTTTCCGTTCGCTGTTCGGGGTCCACTGAACTTCTTCACCGCATTTGCTGGGAGCATCGACACCGATGGTTTCGGCATGACGATCAAGCCGTCTTTGGCCTTGGATGGCTGGGCTGAGAACGGTGTGGTTTATGGCTGGCGGATACAGGGCATAGCCGCTACAGCTGCAACGGGTATCTCTTTTGATGGAGACTCTCGGAATATAGTCGCTGCTTTGAACGTGGTGCGTCATTTGCTCCGCACCGGCAACAAGGCCCACGCCTATGCCATTGCCGGACTGGCAGGGACTGACACGCCAAACGCTGACAGCGAGAACATCGTTCTTCTCGGTAACGTCGCCGACGATATAGTCGGCAATCTCTATCACATCGAGGACGCTGTTCCTCGTATTGTTACCGCATTTGGTGTTGCTCGGCGGATCGAAAAAGGCATTGAGATTATCAACGATGCCGGTTCCCTGTTGCAACTCCACATCGGCAACATGATTGCAGGGCCAAGCGTCTCGGCAATTGATGCAGTCGGCACCGGCAACATGAAGGACAGTGTATTCGCTTTCAACTTCCTGGACGGTGCTGGCGTTGCCTCTTCGGATAACTATGCGTTTTCCCTCGGGCAAGTAGGCACCAAAAATATCCTTCTGTTCGGGAATGTTTATCACGAAACTACAAATCCTCTAGGCGCGTTTTGGTCAAACGCTGCCGGTCCGCTCAACTTGCTCGGAGAAACCTTCGACGGAGTAACGGGCATCTGTATGAAGCTGGATCGCAATCTTATGGTTGCGACTATCGGCTACTGCATGTTCAACGGCGGAACCTACGGCATCAGTGCGACAGCCAACGCCAAAGCAGCCCTGACTGATCAGCGCAGCATCTATGTGCAGTCGACCAATACTTTCGAAGGTGTCGCCACGGCAGTTGTGGACAAGGCGAACTCATCCGGCTTGATTGGCGATCAGCGAGCCAATGGAACTGTGATCGGCAATACCGCTTCTGATGAGGTGTTGTTCATTGCACAACGAGCAGGTTGGATCACGGGGGTTCAAATCGGCTACCTCAGCGCTGCGGCTGGTGCGACTTCGGGCACATTCAATCTGATCAAATCAAACACCGGCGGTTCGACTACGTTGCTCAGCAAAGCCGTCTCGCATTCTGTGGCTCAGTATGGAGGGACTCAGTATTCCTCCGAGCACGCAGATTTGACCAACAGCTTTGCTCGGGGAGATATCATTCGACTGACCTGCAACGGCGGCGGTGACAGCGCTCGGAAGGCGCTTGTTCAGCTTGACTTCTTCTACTACGACAACGGCTCGTAAGGACAACCCAAATGATGACTAAACCAATTGAATTTTGGTTGGCTTTATGCGCCGGGGTTCTGATTGTAATTGAGCGCCATCGAGAGAAACCGATGTTATCTCGGGCAGCAATCGCGGGAGCATCTGGTTGTATGGGGGCCTCACTTGCCCCCGACTTTGCCTTGTGGACTGGTCGAAGCGAAACTATTGGAGTTATGCTTATCACAGCTTTAGGTTATCTAGCAATGGATATCGGCACAGCTGTGATTTCCGATACTACTCTTTGGAAACGGCTCGTCGAAAAACGACTCGGAAAGGAGTGACATGGAAAAGACCAAAGAAAGACTCAAAACGCATCGCGGTATGTTTGTCATCATTCTCGTGCTGCTGTTCTTCTGGCTGATTTCTGATCGCAAGTTCGATCACAATCTCAGCGTTAAAGACTGGCGAGAACAGTATAAAGACGAAAGGAATGTAAGATGATTAAGGTTTCGGATCAAGGACTGCTGGAAATCGCAGAACACGAGGGCATTGTGCCGGCGCCTTACAAGGATAGCAAAGGCATTTGGACCTTTGGCATCGGGCATACCGCAGGCGCTGGCGGACTCGATCCGCGTGAAATGAACAGTCGAATGCCGAATGACGTGGATGCGGCTATTGTCAGGGCTTTGCAGATTTTCCGCGAGGATATCGCCAATGTCGAGAAGCGTATCCAGGCAGTTATCAAAACGCCGCTCAAGCAGCATCAAATCGACGCACTCGCTTCTTGGGACTTGAACACCGGCGGTCTTACCTGGAAACACAAGACCACCAAAAAGCCTTGTCAGCTTGTGCAGCAGATCAATTCTGGCAACCTTTCCGCCGACGGTTTCATGGGCTGGCTTCGGCCGATTGAGATCAAAGGGCGTCGAGAAGAAGAACAGGAGTTGTTTCGCTCGGGGGACTACAGCGCAAACGGAGACCATATTGCGGTTTGGGAAACCGACGGAAAAGGCAATCTGCGTCGGATTATGAAAACGATCAAAGGACGTGATCTGCTGAAAGTCATGAAGGCAGCGACTGTGGTTATGCCTACTGAAGTCGGCGATGAGCATCAAAGCCTGTGGGATCGGCTTTTGGAGAAACTGCGATGATGTTTTTTCGTTGGCTCGCTTCGTTTTTAACGAGCGGCTTTCTCGATCGAGTACTCTCTACGGTGGACAAACGCATCGAAGCAGAGACTGACCGGGAAAAAATCAAAGGCGAGATCATCAAGGAACATTACTCAACCCGAGCTGACTGGATGCGTTCCGGCGGCTTCTGGCTTTGCATGATGTTCGCGGTTCCGTTGGCTTTCTGGTTTACGGCTGTTGTGATTTACAGCATCTTCTGGTGTAAGCTTTGTCTGTATCCTCAGCCGTGGTCGATCGCCGCTTTGCCCCCACCGCTTGATGATTGGGCAGGCATGATGATCCTTTCAATCTTCGGGGTGGTCGGTATCCACCAGTTCAAAAAAAAGGAAATAAAATGACTATTACTGTTGAACGTATCGGCAAAGGGGCAACAGCCTTCACCTTCTCAGCTATCGCCAACGGCGAAGCAACCGATGTGCTGGAAATGAAAAACGGCATAGGACTGGCAGCCTCGCTTCAAACAACGGGAACCTTTGACGGCGGAACAGTTACGCTTGAGGTTTCCAACGACGGCGTAACTTTCTATGACTGGAAAGATATCGAAGGCACCGCGATCGGAATGACCGCAGCTGGTTATGCCGAGTTCTGTGTGGCGGCTCGTTATGTTCGGTTGGGACTCGCGGGTGGAGCAGGGGGCGCGATGGTCGGCATCATCGTGGCACAAGGATGAAAGATTTCACTGTCATCGCTCGACGCAGGGGCCGGAGACTCAGAGGGTCTGTTGCGCTTCTTGTAATCAACACTATCGGTCCGCAAAATGCGTCAGGTGCGGTGCCGGTTGATTACACGATCAACTCCAATGACAGCGGAGTGCAAGTGCTGCTGAGCCTTGCGTCTACCGCTAATCCAGTTGCTTCGAATTTCGGAGCAGACAGCGGGGGTGGTGCAGCTGCTGGGGGTTATACTTATCTCGGTACTGTGGCGCTGACAGTCGGTGGTTCAAATATTCCCTTGGCAATCCCCGACGGATTGCAGAATGTTTTTAAGCTGCATTTTCTGCCAACTGGCGGTGGCGATGCAAATGTAGTTTCTTCGGCGTCAGTGAGCATCGACACAACTGACAGCGTTTTGTCGCCGGTGTCCTTTGCTGACAATAGCGCAGAAGGTGTCAGCTGGGGATTTACCCCTGACGAAGATAGCGCTGCAATTTCTGGTTATCGTGTCAGCGTTTGGCCAGATGGCACTGACCCCTCGGATGCGCTGATTGCGAGTGGCACCGGGGCAACGGCAACAGCTACTGGCACAGCAGCAGGAACGATTGGAGAAAGCGGGACTTTTGCCTCGCTTGGTGCGGGCACCTATCAACCAACGATTTACTACAAGGACCCTTTCGGAAACGAAGTCTTTGCGACTTATGCGGACGTGACGGTGGCGGCTCTTGTGACATTTGCTGTAGAGCGAGTCGTCGCGGACTATCTCGGCAACAACGCGGTTACTAGCACCAAGACGTTCTCGATCAATCTTCTGGGCTATGATACCGGCACCTTGATCATGGTTCCTTACGGCAACGAGGATTTCCTGGTTGGTGGGACGCTGCAAGGCAACGCGATGACTGTCGAGCAAATCTCGACGGGCACTGCAGGTGGTGCGAAGGCATCCTTGTTAACCTATGTTTTAACTGCACCGGGAACCGCGACTGAAAGTCTTGTTCTCAACGTCAATACGGCACAGCAATATAACGTGGTCGATGTGTGGGCTGTAAAGGGTGGCCAGATCGTAAGTAAGAACTACCAGGAGAAATTGGACGGCACTTCGTTCAGCGTTCCCGTCACTCCAGACAATGCTCAGAATGCGATATTCGCTTTTGTCACTGGACGACAGCAGCCAGATACCGCTTTCACTTGGAGTAACCTTACTGAAATTGACGACGAGCGAGTCGCAGCGGGTAATAATGCCTATATGTCTACTGGACTTGTGGAAAACGTTCCTTCAGGTGTAGCGTTCGCTGTGGCCGGTTTTCTCACTGGCTCTTCTTTCCGTCACTCAATGATTGCCGTCGCAATCACTCCCCTCTGAGGTAAACTATGGCAAACTTCGTCTTTAATTACTCTGATGGTATCGAAGAGGTCACCGAGTCTTTTAACGCTCTTGGTCTACGTATGGCGATTTTGGCTGACCCTACTGAACCAGACAGCGTGGCGATTGTCTCGCAGCCTGCCGTTGGTCGGGCCATTGCCCGTGAGGATGGGCGCGTGGGTATCGACCTGCTGGATCATGACCCAGATGGCGATATCGTGGTGGTCTACGATAGGACGAAAGCCGGTGTCACTCAGCGGGTTACGGCGACGGTCACGGTAGCACCGGCCATCAAGCTTGGCGGATGGGGAAGAGCGAACTACTACAAGCTCGAAACTGACCCTACGACAGACAGGATTATAAAAGAACCTGGCGAGACCACTCGCAAGGTTCACATTACGGCTTCCAGGGCCGAACTGGACGCAGCCGCCATCGAGGCCATGGAGGTCGGCTACTCTAACGTCTCGGCTGCTTCCGTCGGGGGCGCATGGCTGGCTGCGAACAAGGCTCAGGGCGGTGCCAACTATTATGGAGAGACCCCGGAGCTGGCGCTGAACCAAACGCTCGGAACGGCGCTGTTCGAAACCCTTGCTGATACGCTCGAAACCTCCCCGTGGATTTTGTTTGAGCGGGGATATGAATATCCGACAGACTCAAATCTGTTCCGCTCGGCCATCGGGGAAAGCAAGTTGCATCCGATTGTCCAGACCTCATATGGGACAGGTGCCTTCCCGCGATATACGGGGCCGGTTGGCCCATCGGTGACGACAGGTGCTCCGACCAATATCGTTGTGCAAGATCTTCGGTTTAACGCCATGTTCCTGTGCAATGATCCGTCATGGCTCATCGTGGATAACTTCTACACTGGATGTGAAGAAGGCGACGATGGCATGAGCTTCACTTTCTCAGCGTTCAAGCGCGGGATTACCATTCGGAATGGTGTTGTTCTCGATGCGTGGAGAAAAGGGCCGACCAAAACTCAGGTGCCGGATTGGCACCTTCAAGACGACCGTGTTTCTGGGATTTATCTCTCTGGCATCTATAATGGCCTAGTCGAGAACCTCTTCATCGCCCACACAGGATGGGAAGATGGATACAGGGCGGACGGCAATGCTGCCTTTCCGCAGCCACCCTCTGACCGCAGTCACAATATTTACGAGCAAACCGACTGCTTTAACATGACCAAGCGAAATCTGCTTCTGACGGATGCTGCTGGAAACTCAATCCAAAATCGGGCTAACGGAATAGCACAGAGGATCGTAACTCTCAACTGCAACACGGGTCTTACAATGGGACCTGGGGTTCATGAGGCAGGTGTGTCTTATGGAACGCACGGTTTAGTTACAGAATATGTGCAAACGCACGCGGGCGGACGAAACGTCTGGCCACGAATGGACGGAGAGGTTCTATCGCAGAAGGATTTGGGTGCGCGCGGTTGGGGTGTTGTTTTTCAGGATAAGAACCTCGCGCTTGATCGTGTTGTGATGATTAACGCCGACCCTGGGTCTATTCCAGAGATGACTTCCAGCACGGATATTGGCCCCGTTGGTGATCTTCCCGATGGAGTCACTGATCCTTACGCGGAGAACACATATGCTCCTGATGGTAGTGCTACTACTATCCTAAGAGCGGGCTATCAATTCGCCAGATGGGGCGAGGGTATCAATGGAACCTTTGGCGTTGATGGGATCGACAGCGGCGTCTTGAACGACACCAAGATTAGCGTTTATGCGGACGAGAGGTTCTCTACCACAGGGTCGACGGCTGAAAGTTTTATTGCAGCAGTCAGGGCAATCGACGTGGAAGACAAGCCTTGGAATGAGGCCATTGCGCTGATCAATTGGACCTTGGCCCGCCTCGGGCACACAGTCCCAAATCGCTCTCTTCCGGCTGACGTTCATTTCCTTCCGCACCCCGAAGGCTTCACCCCTGGCTTTCGGTGGGACATAGAACTTGACTGCTCCACGGGCGATCTGCCGGGAACCGTGGCCGGTGACAGCATGTATATTGATGGTCACTATACTGAATGGAACGGTACCCCGAAGAACAGCATTGACGAGGTGCATTTCGGGGTGGGCGGATATCTGGCCGTCCTCGGAGGTGCTCTGCGCCCGACTGGACAAGTTGTAACTTCCGCCGGCGGCAATACCCTTGAGGTGGCCCAAGGCGCCAAATTCGATCTGGAAACGCTGAACGCGACGGCCGGAAACCTGATCGCCGACGTGACAGAAGCTCGTCTTTTGATCACTGGAACGGTCAGCGGTGTCGATCTGGTGGCCAATTACAAGGCCCGTGTGATTGTCGATGAAAGCGGAGAGCTGACCACAGATAGCGCGACCATCTATGGCAAGGGCATGGTCGGCTTCGACGGCACGGCTGGCGGAACGGCGACGATTAACCTGACCGGCACCACAACCTTCAAGCCGACTGTCGTTCTGCCAGTTGCTGGCCTATCCGGCGGTCCATCTGGTTATTCCACGGGTTACGATATTGCACCGAAGCTTGGCGCTGTCGTCACCGGTCTGACCTCGGGCGCTACTGGTGTTGTGGTCGATCTGATCTTCAAAGGTAGCCGAAAGGCTAACGTTGCTTTGAAGAACGTCTCTGGCGTCTTTGTAAGTGGGGAGACCTTGCAGGCTGACTGCGAGGCCGGGCCGGTTCCTACTTTTGATGCAAACAGCTTCGGCACTGTCGAGTCCGCTCCTGTCGTGACTATTGGCAAGATCAGGGAGGCGCTATTCGCTGCGACAGCTGTTAATTCGGTGGTCAATATGAACGATGATATCGAGGTGGAAACCAACGGTGTTGCGGCAGGAACCTACGACCTGATCGACGTGGATAGCCTGACCGACAACGGGGCGACCCTGCCGTCTGGCGTGGCTGTGGTGGGCAACAAGCTGGTGCTGACGGTCAGCTGACTCATTTCGGCACCGCCTTAGCTAAAGGCCGATAAACATATCCGCCTTTTTCTAGCTGCTTTTTAATCAGCTGCCCCCGTTCCATCATCTCAATCGTAGTGTTGATTTGATGGACGGGGATACGCTCTTGTAAGAACTGAACTAGTCGGGGTTCAGCGATCGGCTTATTCTCTTTCATGTAAATTGTGTAGAGGTAATGCCATGCTTCCTCGATGTTCCGACCAGCGCCGCCGGACGACATGGACTTGAAGATATCCGGCATAAAGAACTCAGCCTCGATCAGGGTGTCAAGCGCCTGCTGGAAATCAGCAACGGTTATCTCGTAGCGAAGGTCCATTGCGGCATAGATCATGCAAAGCTTGAGCAAGTGGACTAGTCGCCGTCCGTTGTAATACATCAGCTTGGGATGATCTGGGGTCGGAACCCCTCCACCGAAGTGCCAGTTCTTGATGAGGATTTTCACCTCTTCCTGGAAGAACATCTGGCCATACATGTTGCCGATCTTTTGCAGCTTCTTCTTCAACGCGCCGAACCGCTTGGTGTCACCTTCCTCGTCTTCATCTTGAAAGGGGTCTTTGAGTTGTTTGTCGGCTGTGAATACGATGATTGTGCGAGAGGTGAAGCCCTGATCCCAAGCGCCCTCTGGAAGGAAAGAGTTGAGGTAGGACGGAGTACAGGCGGTGAACATATTGATTTGCGGGTTTTCGATTTCGATCTCAAGCTTATTTGTCCGGCGCTTCTCTCCGTAAGCCTTGCAATCGTAAAGGTCAGTCAGTGCGTTCATCATCGCCTTGTCATATTCGGGTAGAAAGTTACCAAGCTCATTGACGCAGAGGGTCAATGAGTTATAGGTGATTACGTTCTGTTTGTCCTGGGGACGAACTATCTTCTTTTCGCAGTCAGCGAGCTCGTCAACTAGTGAGGCTTTAGTGACAGAAGTAGGCGCGAGGTGCTGTTCTTCAACACTCGCAAGTAGGTCGCGGACACGCCAAGTGACCTCTGTTTTGCCAACCGCTGGTGGAGCGCATAGAATGATGTAGAGGTTAGGAAACAGGTTAGACCCGTTGGTGCGAACCCACACCTTGCGCTCCAACGCTGCGCCGACGGAGAAGATCGCGCCCCATTTTCGGAAAAGCTCTGGTGAAGCGATGTGCTTTGTGGCATCTAGAAAATCCCCGATCCATGTCATAGATAGTCCTTGAAGCGCCGTATTGGGGCAGGACGATTACGCTCGTCCGCTTTGCCTTTCCATTTTACAAGGCCATACGGATTTACGTTGGGGTTATCGTAGTCATACTTCCCCCAATTCCATCCGATCTGTGCCTCGAGCGGAACGTGGAACATTCGACCGCCTTTAAGCTCTTTGTTGACTTGCATTACATTGAGGATTTCGGGGATAAGATCAGCGTGTTCAGAGTAGGGGATTTGGAAGAGGATGGAGTCATGAACTTGAAGGAGCGGTTGAACTACGGTAGAGGGGAAGTGGCGATATACTTGAAGCAGACCCCGGTCGATTTCCTCACCGGTAGAGGATTGTGGATCGTAGGCGATGGCAGCTCGCCAAGTAGAAGCGTCATTGCCTCGTCCAAAGAAGTGACGGCGACGGCCGAAGAGGTTGTAGAGAACTCCAGTCTCTTCGATTTTATTGATGACCCAAGCGTGCCAAGCCGGAATGGCCGGGAACTCCTCGAAGTAGTTATCTTGGAACGCCTTGACAAGGATGGTGGGGATGTGAGTCTGGGCTGCCATGTTTGGCGGCTTGCCGAAGTAGTTTGTGCCGTGACCTAGTTTCTTGGCCGACTGACGATAACTGTCTTGCCGATGAAACATGATCCCGTCGCAGAATTTCTTCCACTCGGCGGGGTCTTCGGGCCAAGCGAGGTTGGGCCAGCACATACGGCTGACGGTTGTGTGCAGATCGCCGCCTTCGCAAGCGTCCAGATAGTGCCCGGCAAACTCAGGGCCAACGGCTCCGGTCCAAGACTTTTTGCCAAGAAGCCTTGCGATATCTTTGGCGTCATAGTCATAGAACGTCTCCCAAAGCCTGGCACCGACGTTGCGGGCGTCAGCTTGCTCGAGGTCAATGTTGAGAAAGATCATGCCGGGATCAGCTTCGAAAGGCTCACGCAATGACCGATCGACGTTTTGCAGATTGGTGCCGGAACCGAAGTCTGAATAGGCCGAAGACAGTCGACCGGTGTTTGTTCCTGCGATGTTGTAGCCCGTGCGGATGCGGCTGTCCTCGTCAATCTGGGTGCGTAAGAAGCCAAGAGACTTACTGATCCCCCGCATGATAAGGATCATATTGCAGAACGGCAGAGCAAAGAGGTGGACCTTGAGTTTCTCCAAGGCCTCCTCATTTACTGTTGCTGCAAAAATTCCATTTGAGTTTCGTTTCTTGATTTCTTTGAAACCGAGGCAGGTGTAGAACAAGGACTTGATCTGCATCGGCGAGGCCGGGTTGAAAGGGCCATCAAACAACTCGGTGCAGAGATAATCGAACTTCTCTCGCACCTCGTTGTAGGTTTCAGTCAGCTCTTTGATTTTCTTGTCGCGGACTTCCTTGTTGATGTATACGCCGTGAAGCTCCATCTCCATGTAAGGAGCAAGCTTGTCGAGCGCCGTCGCATAAGTCTCTTGGACTTCGGGATCGGAGTTGATCTCCTCTTGCAAGACGTTGTAGATTTCTGCGGTTACGCAGCAGTCAAGGCCATTGTAAATCCATGACGCCTGATTGGCGGTCAAGGTTTTCATCATGGCCTCGTCGAGAAAGGCGGTGTCGAATACGTCAGCCATTAGCGATAGACTCTGTATGAGGAGCATACAAAAAGACCGGGATAGAGGCTATTTTTGCGAACTCTATTTCGCCGGCTACACCTTTCGACTCCCGCCAACCATCGAGAATGAGAACATAGATGGACTCGGCTAAAGCCAACATGTGATGATTGTAGTTGGCCCAAAAGTTGTAGTCAGTTGGCATCTCATATCTGTGAGCAAGCCAATGACAGTGAACGATTGGACTGTAAATCATTTCTCCCTTTTGTAGGAGTTTGGCCGTAGCCCGTTCGGCAGCCATATAGCGTTGCTGCCTGATGTTAGAGTCTGGGTGAGAGTAGGGGGATGCGAGATAGATCATGGTTTCAAACTCAAGAAAGGAGGAAAGCCATAACGGCGGATAGCGCGATCGGAAAATTCAATGGTCCAGAGATCGGCGGGAACTGTCGTTGACTTGATTGCTTGTGCAAGGTGAGCGGCGATTGTTTTGTTGCCGTAGCCCCTCAGATCACCGCTGCGCTGCATGACGCCTTCGTCCACGCTGACCTCAACCTCGAAGAACCCGCCCTCGGTTGGAAGGACGGGATGAGTTTTCTCAACTATCCGGGTGCGAAGCGTGGCGAGGATCATTTCAAGTCGATCCTGCAAGCGACCGTAGGCAACGGAGGCTCTGGCGGAAAGATAATGTGGTCAAGCGAAAACGAGCGGCGCTCGCCCTTGTGCACGTCGATGCCGGTCAGAAACCAGCCGGGCTCGTAATCGAAGCCGGGGTTTGTGAGGTATTCAAGGCACTCCACGTCGAGCATACGATCGCTTGTGATGCCTTTGTAGTTTTTGTAAGTGAATGAAAGGATCATTCTGCTTTCTCCTCTTTTTTCGGCCGCGCCAGTGCGTCGATCACGGCCTGGGTTATGTCTTCCGCCTGTTGCTGATTATAACAATGCGGAACAACGGCTTGGAAAATCTTCCAGAAGCGAGCGTCTTTCATAGACTGGTTTCCTTTCAGTAGGTAGATGAAGCGCACGTCAGTCTTCCTTCTTCAACGTGCTGTGGTCGTTGCGCATGAATTTCCAGCTGGGCTCGTTAGTGTAGATCGAGCCCAAGAAACCGAGAGACTTTTCAAGCTCGGGCTGCAGTGAGTGGTGCTGGAGCATTGTGTCGCCAAGAAACTTGGGGCATGGTATTCCCATCCGCTTCCAGAAATATTTCATGTCATAGGAAAAGTTTTGACCGATCATCGGGAACTCGGTGTTTATGCGGCGAACCCAGGCCCAGGCGGCTCGTTCCTGTTCGAGGGTTGGCCAGAAATTTCCACTGCTTTTCTCGCGATCGTAGAAAGGCAGGACGATAGCACGAGAGCCGTCTGCAGTGGAGTAACCCACTTCTGTGATATCAAGTCCAATGGTCTCAATGTCGCAAGACAAGAACGGCTGACCAACAAGAAACTCATGGTAGAAGTCCTCGATATCCTGTAGATCGGGGTTCATGTAGATGAGGTGCGACGGACGGCGAAGCTCGGGAAAGAGGCATTCGCGCCGGGTTTTGCTGACGTCAGCTAGGACGATCGGGCGCAGGCCATACTGTCGCATGACAGAGTTGGGGTGCCATGTGGGGATGACCTTGCGGACAAGGCGATCGCCACCAATCTCAGTCGAAAGATCGAAGGTCTCGAGCGGAGACCCTCGATACTTTTTGATCCCCTGCTTTTTGCACAAAGCCCAAAGCGCGACGTTGCCCATTGCAAGGATCACATTGGGCTGTCGGTTACGGATCTCGGTGTAGAGTCGATGCAGTTCGTGCTGGAAATCAACTCGAACATACTGATCGGGCTTGGTAAACAAGGGACGATAGTTGGGGATTGCGGTTGCCTTGGGTCCACAAAAATTTTCCAAACGTCCACCTGCGGGAAAACGATTGAAGACGTTTGTGAGATAGCAGTCGGACTCAGCAATCCCAGCCTGACGGAGTAGACTACGTAACATCCCCCCTGCTGTGCCGGAAAAGGGGGCACTTCGCTGTTCGTCTTGCTCGCTCCACGCTTCGCCTACGATCATTATGGACATGGTATGGTCATTCCGCTTCTCGAACAGACCATACAGCCTGTGTTGCAGATGGTTTGCCGTAGCGGTAACGGGCGACGCCGGGGCAACAGGCTTGGTTAGCAAAGCACCGAATGAAGGACGGACAGCTCCAAAAGCCATCATTGCGAGGATCATCAGAGCTTATAAAGCTATCGCTTTCAAAGGTGACTTCAGTTTTCCCCACAGTAAACATCATCTTGCCTTTGGGTTTTTTCAAGCAATCAACCATCTCACATTCAACAACTATGCCGGGCTTTAGAATAGAGCCGGGAAAACCTGAGTGATCATGATTGTGCCAGTCAGACCAGATCATAGGTTGAGGTTCCTTTTTGCTTCGGCGACGTATTCAGGGTTGAGTTCCAATCCGGCGGAAATTTTCGCACCAAGTTCTTCGGCAACTCGAACCGCCATCCCGCCGCCACAGGTGGGATCAAGCATACGTGTGCTGTCATCGACAAGCATACGCAGGAAGTGAGTGAGCATACCGTGAGGCTTCTCGCTCATGTGATATTCTTTTGTAGTGCTGCCCGAATAGCTGTTGTTGACCGCTCGCACAATGGGCCGATCGCCCCGAGTGCAGAAAAAAGCAGTTTCATAAGTGCGGCGAGGGCCTCGGTTGTGGTCAGGCAACATGCCCAGGCCATCGCTGCGATGCCAGATGAGCGGGAACGGGTCGACTTTCCAGCCACCGAGGTTTTGTAGAATGTCGCGGGTCTCGCCGTAGTAATTCATCGAGAACCAAAAAACCATGTGCGCGGATGAGGCGACAAAGTTGTCCTGTTCTTGCACGAAGGTGTGCAGAAGTTTCCAATAAACATCTGGTGCGTCATCGTATCCGCCGAGGTTCTTGGCTGCCGATTGACCAGACTTGGTTGCGAGAATGCCGTAAGGAAAATCGCAATGAATGAGGTTGTAGGCCGGAGCATGGGGCTTCTTTGCCCACTCGAGGAAGTTGGCCTGAACAATGTAAGCTCGGCGATCGGGCTCTTCTTTTTCTTCCTGCTTCTTCGGGACGATCGGGGCAGCGATATCGGCGACTGCCTTGACGATATCGTGTTTCTCGCTCATGCGCTGGCGCTCGATTTTCCGGCGAGCAAAGTTGAGGGCGTTTGTGTAGGTTGGGGCCTTGGCGACTTCCGGCACGTTTTCATCTCGCATTCGCTTGATGATAAGCGCATCGCTGATGGAGGCTTTGGCCGCACCGAGGGACTCAGCCGTCCTTGTCATGTTCCATTGAGGATTGATGGACAAAGACAGCTGATGAAAGCTGACGATTGCGTCGTTCTGCTCTTGCCACGTGAGGTCACGACGCTTGACGTTTTCTTCCAACTCGATAAGTTGAAGCTGCGTCGGATCAAGCTCGTCAGAGAACTGAACGGTGATGTTGTCGAAGCCCAGATGTTTGTGTGCGCGAAGCCGACGTTCTCCGGCGATCAGGATAAGTCCCTCACGCTGCACGACAATGGGATGGATCAGACCCCGTTGGCGGATGGACTCTGCCAGTGACTCGATATCAGAGAAGTCTTTTCGCTGCCGCTCGTCGGGAACGGTTATGGAATTGACAGGGATTACGGCGAAGTTTCCGCTAGTCATTCGCGAGCTCCGTTAACAGATTGATAATAAGCCGAATGGAGGCACGACGAGTAAGCCGTGCCTCCGCAACCAGAACGCCGTCAACGTAGGCCTGGAGAACCGGACCTGGCTTGACGACGAACAGGATCATGCCTCAGGAGCCGTTGCGCCCAGGTTGTCATACATGACTTCCGGGTTTTCCTTGTCCGGCCGCAGGGTCAGTTCGCCCAGAAACCGACAGCCCTGTGCGTTTGCGAGCAGTTCGCTGACGGTGGAGGTTTCGGGCTGGCCGAGTGCAACACAGGCAAACTGCTTGAAGCGATACATACCTTTCTCGTAGGCAACCTTGTCGACCGCCCCGTCAGAAACGAAGAAGGTCTTGCGCAGCTGAACCTTGGTCACGTCGCCATAGGCGGACAGCTCGTCCGGGTCAACGTCATCGGTCGGGCTGACACACTGGCATACGAAGTCGATGCGATCGCCCTCGTTGCCGTCCTGGTCCTTGAAGGTCGTGACCTCGGGATGTTTGATGACCTGCCAGATATAGTGGCCGATAGGCATGTTCGATGGCCGCTTGATTTCTTCTGCTGCACGATCGAGCGCGTCAGTAAAACGCATGGTAGTCTCCTTGAATTGCCCACGTCTGGGCTGGGGTTATCCCTAGCGACACGTCTGTCGGAGGGGATCAGAGGCCGTTTTGAAAACGGCGAAGGTCTTTGCCGAAAGCGGTTTCGAGCTTGGCAATGTCGGCACGAACCCGAAAAAGGCGCTCATAGATAGAGCAGGGCTGCGCGTCTTCGCCACTCGGTTCTACCGGAGAGGTGTTGCAAGGTTGGGTGCCGAAAGCGTAGTCAGTCATTGTTGCCATTTCTGCCTGAATACTTTTCAGATGCTTCAGCGCTTCTTCGATATCAACGAGAATACTGCCGAAGGACTCTTGCTGAGAGTCTGGTGACTTGGCAGCAAAAAAGTTTAAGTCAGGTTGATATTGTTCCGGCATTTTATTTCTCCTTCAGTTTTGCGAAGATTGTTGCAAGCCCTGTTTCGAGCGGATACTCTGCATCAATCCGCATCGGGGCAGGGTTTTTTAGATCGACCATGCCTGTTGGCATAGTTTTGATCTTACGCTTGACGTTAGCACCGGTGCCGGAAGACTCGGCGAGCAACAGAGTGTTGAAGTTGCGGGGAATTTTCGGACCGAGTGCCTTGCCGATCGCGGAGGCATAGTGCTTAACCGTGCCGTCCTTGTTCTCGGTAATCTCGATGTGTGAGATGATGATGACGTTGGTTTTAAAAAACTCCCCGGTGACGTTCATCAGCAGGTCGTCGATGAGTGACTGCGCAACAGAATACCACTGGCGCGGGTCTTTGACAGTGGGGTTCATATGTTTGGCCCAGCGGAAAGCGGCCTGGCCGAGGTTGGTCAGAGAGTCGATGACCAAGATGACGTTCGGACCCCAGGATGCGGGGTCTGAACCGTCGTCCCATTTCTCCAGCGCGGTCAGGGTGTTGGCATAGGCTTTCGGCGCGCCGACGCTGACTGTGCCTGTTGGCGAGCTTTTCATCTTGTCGCGGAAAGACTGGTATTGGACCTTGGACAGGTCAAGACGCTGTTCCTTGGCGTGGTTAACCAGCGCGTCCAAGCCGCTGTCCAGGTCGATGATGCGCAACTCGTATCCGGCGGCAAGCAGAGAGACAAGGGCTCCCGTTTTGCCGGTGCCAGAAGCGCCGATGAACATGAGTTTGACAAACTCAGAAGAAGTGTGTTCGGTGAGGGATGGCATCAGATTTTCCGTTCGGCTTGGAGGGCTTTAACCAAACGGTCAAGATCCGGGAGGAGGGAAGCAGCGAGCTCGACTGTTTCTTCAGTCGCCGTTTCGAGGTGAGCAATAGCGTAGACCGCAGCTTGCGCGCCCTTTGCCCGACGAATGGCAAAGTTGTGCATCTGGGTTTTTTGCAACAGAGGGGTTTGCATCAGCGTGCCTCCAGGGGATCCCAATTGTGTTCAGTGTAGTCTGCCTTGATGAAATTTTCCCGCACATGCTGAGGGCGAGAACAAACTCGACGGAAAGGGCAACCGCCGTAGTTGCCGCAGCTCGAGGCGTTCATCGGGAACTTTTCCATCTCGGTTGCATGGCGAGCGAGGTTGATGGTCCACAAGGCTGACTCATGCCATTCGGCAATCTGTGACTCGGTGCGGGTTGTGACGCCTCGTCCGAACTCGGTAAAGTTGATCGCGATTTGAGCTGCGTCGATGATGACGCCGTGAACCGGGGACTTGAGGATGACCTTACCGGCCCAAGCGTAGCCGGTCATCTGGTTCGACGGATTGAACTGATCGAAGAAGTAAGGCCCGATGGTTGAGCCCGTGGTTTTCTGGTCAACCACGTAGAGCTTGCCGCCGAAATCGCTAACGCGATCGAGATGGCCGCAATAAAGAATGTCCTCGGAGAGTTCGAGATTGAATGACAGTTCAACCGCCGGGGTTCCGTCTGCGAGGTGATATGTGGTCAGGCCGTCCTCGGTTTCTTCGCCGTATTGCTCGAGATACCAGACAATAGTGCGGATGAGGTTCGGGCGGGTTTTGGCCGCGTGATCGAAGGTCATGGGGTAGCCACCAGCGGGCGACTCATCACGGACCCACGAGTTGATCAGAGCGGTGTGGACAACTGAGCGCATGGCGTCCTCGTGTGATGCACCAGCGGCTTTGTGCTTGTAGTAACCTTCCAGGGCGGATGCGTAAAGCCCGCCAAACAGAAGATGGACGTTTTGCTGCCGAGGCTGGATGCCTCGGATCATTGTGTAGTAGTATTTGCGAAGGCAGGTTTGAGCAAGCTCAAGGGAGGTTGCATCCCAAGCAAACTGAACGCCGTCGCGGAAAGAGCGCTTTTCCATCAGATATCCAACTCGATGTTCAGCCCGCTAACGGCCTTTTGGGCTGCGGTCAGGGTTTTCGTAGCCTTAACGGCGGCCGGGTTGGATTTGTAGGCTGCCCGACGTTCCCTCATGTGAGCGATGATCGCGTCGAGATCCTCTTTAGTCATTTTAAGGGGGTCTTTCATGAACAGGTCGGTGACTTGGCTCATAGTTCTACCTCAACTTTTATGTCGGCGGTTTCGCTTTCGGTCGACTTTAACCGATCAACGTAGGCTGAAATGATGGTGCGGATTACAGTCGAGACGCTGCGACCGGATGCGGAGTAGACCGACTCGAGGTAATCCCAATCACCCTCCCGAAGGTTCAGGGTGTGTTTCTTCAGATCCTCTTTCATTGGATTTCCTGATGATGAACAGGTGGGTGTCGGGCCGGGCTGGGTCTGGCTTCAAGATGAGGTTTGCCAGATCGGGGTCAACTTTCCGCTCAGCGTAGAGGCGCTGTTGCAGACGCCCAACGTCATTGGTCTCGACAAGGACACCGATACGAGCGTTGAGCGCCGCATAGAGAAGCTCAAGCAAAGGGAGCTTAGGCTTCGACATGGACCTCGACCAGCTCCTCGGTTTTCTCGACGGGACGGAAAGTCACCAGCGGGACGATGTTCAGCTTCTCCTGCTGGGTGCCGGAAACGATGCAGGAAAACTCGACGCCATCATCAATGTGAGGGGCGATGAAGGCAGCTTGACCGCGTTCGACATAGCCCATGTGCTGGAAGTTGTAGAGGATTTTGATGGCCGAGGGATCATACTGGTTCTCGGGCTCACGCTCGTAGAAGATCTCGTCTCCTGGCTGGCAAGCCTCGGCCCAGGCTTTGGCGTGAGGGCCGCGAAAATGCATTCCGACGACTCGGACATTCGGAAAGGTTGGTATGCGCATTGTTAACTCCTGTTTAAAAAGCGCCTGCCGAGTGGAGGATGCTGTGTCCACTCGGCAAGCGTCGGCTGCGGGTAACGGAGAAGAAACCCCTCAGCCGATTTCGATCGAAGCGAGCTTTTCCTTCTGCTTCAGGTTCGCCTTGGCGACGCGAACGATTTCCTCGTTCTCGGCCACCTGAGCGATAAGCTCGGCGTATTGCTCGTCGGCGTTGTCGCCCTTCGACTCTTTCCAGGCCTTGATGGTGAGGCCTTTGTCCTTGATCTTGCCGTTGACGTAATCGCGAGCCAGGCGGGTGCATTCGGCCTCGAGCGGCGTCTGCGACTTGCGGCCGGCGCTGACGTTGTGCAGAGTGAAAACGTATTCGGCGTCCTTGGCCGTCACGAGTTCCTGAGCCTTGGTCTTGATCTCGTCAGTCGGGGCCTCGACACCGGCGTCCTTCATCAGCTTGGTGATGGCTGCGCGCACGTTGTTGCCGATGTTTTCAGCGCGAACCTGGTTCAGCGCCTTGGCTTCGGCTTCGTTGAGCGTGTGGCCCGGCGCGTAGGGCTGGTTGACGGTGACTTCAACGCCTTGAACGGTGATCTGCTTTTCGTTTGCCATTTGTGGGGTCTCCTATTTGGCGGGTTCGTGCGGTTAATATAACGATCGGTTGTGGGAGAGTCAATGGTCGTAATGAGGTGATATGGTTGTTTCGACCGACGGTATGACCATATCAACTCGGTTCGAGCGGCGGAAGCGTGGCGAGCCCTGCGTTGGCTTCTGCTGCGGTGATGACCTTTCGGGCAGGCTGGTAGCGGGCGAACTTGTCGATCCTTTGAGGGACAGAAGCTGGTGGCGGAAAGGAGGGTTCGTAGGTATACACATCTCGGTAAAAACCCTCCTCGACACTTCTTTTAACGCTTTCATAAACTTCTTGAAAGGTCAAAGACCTCGCCCTCGGAATTGGGAATGCCTCGGATGTAGCTGTGGGGGCTCCCCAATCAACCTGAAAGTAACGACTAGAGTCGCCCGATAGCATTTTCAGCCTTTCTTCCACCAGCTTTTTCCAGCGGTCTTGCTCTTCCTTACTCGACAAGGGAGTCGTCCTCGAAGCTGTCACTGGAGACATAGGCCAGATACTTTTTGGCTCGCGTCTCGATAACATACTTGAGGTTCGCGTCTTGCTCATGGTCTTTCACCCTGCAGAGATGTTGATTGAGGAACCACACACGATCAAACTCGAGGCCTTTGGACTTGTGACCAGTCATCAGGTGGATACGACCATCACGAGACATGAGGTGTTCGAGGTAGGCGATGGCGTCGCCGATGGTAGCGGTTTGCTCGAAGATGACCTTGATGCAAGCTGCCGTGTCGTGGACCTTGCCCTCAGCGCCATCGCGAGCTTTGGAAAGCTGTTTTTCTTTCCACTTGGCGAGCTCGGCGATGGCTTCCTTGGTCGGGGTCTTGGTCGAGCCGAGCTTGTTCATGATCTTGCTCAGCGGCTTGACCATATCACGGCCCGAGATTTCGGGAAGCAGGCCGACCTTGATCAGTCGAATTGCCATCGAAAACAGCGGAGCGTTGTTGCGGCAGATGATCGCATCGCCTTGCTGGAGCTCCTCTGGCCGCCAGACAACGGGACGGTGAACCTCGCCGTCAATTTGCCAGTCGGGAGACTGCAGGTCGGGTGCTCGCCAAGTCGCGTTGGCGGCGATGTTCTTGCCGCAGCGGAAGGTGACAGTCAGGCGCAGCTCTTCCATGTCGAACATCTGAATGAGGTTCGGCAGGGATTTCGTGTCGGCGCCTCGGAAACCATAGATCGCTTGGAAGGGGTCGCCGACAGCGATGATGCGGTTGCGCTTGACGATCTTGCGCAAGACCAGGTGGTTGAGGGCCGACAGATCTTGAGCCTCGTCGACCATAAGCAGCTGTGTGGTCGGCCAACTGACCGGCGACAGAGCAGGGCAATAGATCATATCGTCGAAGTCCAACGTGCCCTTGAGGGCTTGCTGGAAGGAGATGATCAGTGCGGCTTGGACGAGCTCGCGCTGGAGCTCGGAAGGTTCCATCGGAAGGCTGAAGAAAAAGTCCTCGTCAGAGTCGATGGATTTGTAGGGCGTGCCTTTGCGGAATTGCTCGGGCAGATAGCCGCCGGCTTTTGCTTGCCGAATGATATCGAGAGTATCGGCAAGCTCTTCAAAGGCGATGGTTTTTTCTTCGGGGTCTTTCAGCTCGCCGATGAGCGATTTGACGATCTCGAACATCTTGCGATCGGCGATGTTGGTCTTGCAGCGGATGAAATTGCGCCAAGCTGCGAAGCCGATGGAGTGCAAGGTTTTGGCCTCACAGTTCTTTGGCAGTCGTTCGGCCATTTCGACTGCGATGGCCTTGTTGAAAGCCAGGCAGAGGATCTGAACGCGGGGCAAAGCCTCGGCGATCATGACCAGTGTAGAGGTTTTGGCGGCACCAGCGCGAGCGACGACTGCGAGATTGGCGGCGCTGTTTTGCGCCGCCTCGATGATTGCCTGCTGTTCAGGTGTGGGGGTATGGGTCATTTTGCGGACTCCGCAAGCATGGCGTCGGCGATGAGGAAGGTCGTTTTTGCGACAGCTTCCCAAAAGTCTTTTAAAGCTTCTTCCGGTGTTTTGCCCGGAAGCACTTCAAGGGGGTCGTCGTGCATAGTAGCGCAAATGCCTGCCAGCGCTTGACCGGCATACCACTGACGAAGGGACATGCCGGGGTGAGGAGATGAGTTGGTGTTTTCCGGGTAAGGAAAAGCAGCGTGACCATCGGAACCATCAGTGCGCAGCATCAGAAGTTCACCTCTTCAGTCTCGGCGATTTCAAGGATGCGTTTGTCCTCAATTGCCTCGAAAAGCTTGTCGGCGTTCCGCAGGATGGTGGTGACGAAGTGCTGGGCCTCGACCGAGGCAAGGTGCTCGCCCATGCCTTTGACAGAGGCCATCTGCCGGGCCATGACGCGGAGCTCACGCTGAGCGCGGTTCGGGTAGGAGAGGAAAAGGCCGATGCCGACAGCCTCGGGGGAGTCAAAGCTGACGTAGCGATAACGCTCGTGATAGTAGTGGATATCGGCAGAAAGGTTGTCCTGGAAGTCGTCAGTCAGGTTGATGACAACCTCGCCGCTGCCGTTTTCCCGAAGGTTCACACTCAGAACCTCGGCTGTCGTGTAGCCCAGCGTCTCGCGGCAAAACTTTTCGATCGCAGGGATTTCTGCGAGAAACTCAGTCATTTCCATTTGGAAGGTCTCCGTTGCTGTGTCCGGGCAGAGTTCGCCCGTGGGGTGATTGTGCGTTTTTTCGGCCGAAATGTCAACCGGCGTGATCAGATATCAATGGCGATGTTAAGGCCACCGAGGGGCGAGTTGTCGACTTCGGCTTGCTTGCGGGCTTCATGGCGAAAGAGCTCATCACGGGCCGCTTTCAGAGCATAGTCCCACAACTCTTCTGGCGTTTGTAAAACGACATAGCCGTCTCGCATGATATCACGAGAGGGGAAAGCGATGAAAGCGTCTTTGAACTCGAGAAAATAAATCGCCGGAGCGATGTATTTGCGGCTTCCCGCGAATTGGGCTTCTGGGGTCATAACGATAGCTCCAGTTTGATGATTAGTAGGCCGAGGCAGAAGACGAGAAAGATGACTGCAAGGAAGCGAAGATAGTTAAACATTGGATGGCCTTGTAGAGGATGAGGACGAGAAGAAGCGCGGAAAGCGCCCAACCGCCGACTGCAGGAACGGGCACAAGCGTGGTCTCGACTGGAACAACCGGCGATCGGCAGTCTGTTCCGGTGCTGGTGACGCAGCCGAAGAAGGTCCAGCAGGCATCATCGCCGTAGCGATCTATGCAGCGGATTTCGAAGCCCTTGAGGCAAACCGTGCTTTCAGTGGTGCAGGGATTAGGGTCAGTCCAAAACTCTTGAGTCATCACGTAAGTGACTTCCTCAAAGAGCGAGGGAACGGGGAGGAAGGTTGCAACGGGGACAACGCTCATTTGGAAGTTTCCTTTGCTTCGGCTAACCAAAACTCGTGGTTGCGCCAGGTGAATTTGTATTGTTTGAGCTTGCGGTGTTTGCGGCAGATGGTGTTGAGGTTTCGACAGTCGATGCCGATGACGGCGGCAACTGCGCCTTGAGACTCATACCATTTGCCATCGAGGGCGAGCGGGTGTTTGGAGTGGAAGTTGCGGCCCTTGCCTGCGCGGTGAGTTGTTCCGCGCAGATGTGCTTGTGATATTGCTTGCTGAGGAACGCCGGTTTGGCGAGAGGCCTCAGCTTGTGACTCGTAAGTCACGCCGTCGATCTCAACCGGGACTTTGCGGGTCATTGGCCTTTCCTTTGTCTGTAGTGTCGGTGGGGGTGGCGAGGGCGAGGATACCGGAGGCTATTGCTTGCCCTGCGGCTTCGAGTCCTGCGCGGTATTTTTCTTCGAAACCTTTTTTAGCTAGAGGTCCATTTTGCCGCTGACACTGATAAGCAATTTCTGCACACTCCCGCACCACCGCAGCCCGTTCTGCGCGGCGTGCTTCCTCGGAGGAGGCGAGGGCGGCTTGCAGGCGTGCGATTTCGGTTCTGGCCTCTAGCAGAGAGTAAAACAATGCCACTGTGAGGTTGTTGGATGGAGACAGCCCCATGGGGGTATCGTATCGAAACCACTTAACGGGCCGATCGTTGTTGTTTTCATCATACTGCACAGACCATTTTTCGTCTATCTTTAGGTCTTTCATGTCTGTTGCTCCTTTGCGCGGGCGAGGGCGGCGTCGGCTACGTTTTTTGCATTACTTTGTTCCCATTCCTGCTCTACGCTGGTCATTGGAGCGCATTGTGTTTGGAAACTTTCCCAGCCCTCAATGAAAGCTGCCTTCACCAGTTCAGCGATTAGCTTGTCTTTGGCGGCGACCTCTGCTGCGCGCCTGGTCTTTTCCATCTCGTATGCGTCGTGATACGAGGCCGCTTCTGCTTGCAGTCTTGCGATCTCAGCGTCTTTCCGGGCTGCTTCCTCGGTGCCTGCGTCATAGTGCTGGTTAACGGTCATGGCTGGCCTCATTTTCAGAAAAATTCATCTCAGTCTCCATACTGCTTTATCACGTCATCATCCATTCGGCGCAGTTGCCAATCCGGGCCAAGCTGTGCTTGCAGTTGTTTCGCGTGAGTGATGGTGCCACGCCAAGCCCAAGCACGACTTTGCATATGTTGCTCTGTAGTGAAGTGCAACCACACTCGCAGCCTGTGGTTATACAACCGGCGCAGCTGTGGTTGATGGTTGAGCGGTGCTCCGCGAACTTGATGGTAGCTCATTCTGGTCTCCGTTGGGAGGGGTTTCCCCCTCCCGGCTGGTTGTCAGGCGAAAGGCCGATAGTTATCGCTTTCGGCCAGAACGATGACAAAAACTCCGCGATAGAGCATTCCGAGGCGGCAGTCAAGAATGCGACCGGCGGAAATATCGCTGAGTTCTTGCAGAGAATGCTCCCAAGAATTGATCGGCTTGGCCAGATAGTCCAAAAACACCATCGGCTCGTCTCCACCTTTGGTCAGTGCGAGTTCGGGGTCTTTGTGCACCACAATGTCACCCGGCTCGAAATCGAACCGCTGTTGCAGCTTGGCGTAGTGGCCCGCCAGCTTTTCGATGATCTGTTCCTGCGTCAGCTGGGGTTCTTTTTCTTCTCCCTGCTGCATTCCACCTGCCAGAAAAGTTGCGAGATCCATGTTGTATTCCTTTGCTAAACCGTGCAGAAGCGCACGGGAAGACTGCGGAGCCTTCCGATGGGCTTCTGGGGGGAGGCGAACCTCCCCCCAAAACTGTCAGTCAAACAGATCATCATCAACGGTCTTAGGCACCACGTCGATTTCGTTACCGTCCTTGTCGGTGACTTTGAAATCCCCGATCTCGTAGCGATCGAACCGCAACCAACGACTGGTGCGCTTGCCGGGCTCCAGATTGTGATGGCGAATGACGAGCACATCATAGGCTGTGACGGCGGCTCGGCCCGGAACGAGGGCAGTGACTTCTTCGTTCAGGGCCCTGACGATGTTGCGATACCGATAACATCGCTGACGAAAGTTGATCGCCGCCCCGACTGTCGGAAACGTGACAATCATGCCTGGGTTATCGAGGGCCTTGTTCATGACCTGCTCGCAATCTTGATATGCGGCAGGCGATTTGTTATAACCTCGGGGCATCAGCTGAGCTCCGCCGGGTTGTGAACATACGGCTTGCCGTCTTTTTCGATCAACAGCGTTGTCACGTTCCACGGGTGAACCTTGCGGCGGGTGAGTTTCTGAAACTTGGCGATGGCCAGCCGATGACCGTCGAAGGAGGTTTCTGCTTCCGTTTCGACTGTTTCTTTCGAACCGGTGTAGAAGCTGCGATATTTGTTCATTGGGGGACTCCGAATGTGATGAAGGTGCCGACGGCGAGCAGCAAGAACGGCAGGCCGATCATGAAGGCTGAGATGAGCAGAAACTCACCCAGCCAAACTGCGATGCCGTAGCGGCGGATGAGGTTGAGGTAGGGTTTCATTTCTTTTTTCCTTCATATATTATGAGATTGATTGCAGCCAGTGTTGCGAGCCAGTTTGCCTTTTCAAAACTACCGACAGCAGCGCATATTACGCTCACAACGATTAGAGCGACGAATAAAACTGCGTTCATTCGTGCCGCTCCGTTGTCAACAAGAGCCTTTGCTTGCTCCCGCCCTTTTCCATGAAATCATTAAAGCGAGCGCAGAGGGCTAACCGGCCTGATACTGGCAACGCCATGATTGACATGAAAGCGTTTTCGACTGGATCACGCAAGGCCACCGTGCGCGCACGATGAACCTCGGTGTTGTGAGCATAATAAGACGTCAGTCTGGGCGCCATGTTCATCCCCATTGCTCCTCGGCCAGCCGCACCTCGCGTGGTGGCTTAATTTCAAACACCTCTGCGAAATGCTGATTGAATTCTTCGAGCGCGTCGAGCATGTCGAACGTGTCGTCGTGACGCAGCTTGGCTTCGCCGTAGCGATCTTTACGCTTGGTCATTTTTGGCTCCGTTGATGAGGTTTGTGAGGTCTTCGATTGCCCGCTGATATTGTCCGCGCTTGTATGCGGTGCCTGTAATGCGAGCGGCTTTGTCAAGGATTTCTGCGCCAGAATGGCGGCTGTTCCTCATGCCCGCTGCCAAAAGCCGCAGATGGCCGCGAATAAAAATCGCCATGCCTTGTTCTTCTCTGGTCATTTCAGCTCTCCCAGATACTGCGCCTCGCAAAAGGCGGAACCAAGCAGGTTGAGCTTCACGTCATCCGACAACCAGCGGTCCGGTGTTTTGGAGTTTGATGCACACATTGCGCGCACCCTGAACTCGTTCTCCCCGACAGCTATCTTGCGAATGCCGTCGACAGTCAGCATGTAAATGAACATTTCAAACCTCCATGATTTGCACTGGCACAATTACGCAGTCAGATGCTTTGCGTGACTGGATCGGTTCGAGATGCAACGTCTCGTTAATCTCACCGAAATAGTTACTCACGTTGCGGTGCAGCCTGCCGGCGAGCCAAAAACGCAAGGCCATCTTTGCGGCCTTGCGTGAGGTGAACAAACGCGGCGGATGCGCTGCGGTAAACTCCATGTGAGTTCCTCCGCGACTTCCATTTGGGCGTGGCATATACCAGCCGGTTGAAAGCTGTTTGATTACGAAAAATGTCATTCCGTTCTCCGTTGTTGTTTCTTTCGAGACTTGTCTCGGTGGCAGTCATCATCAGGCGGGGAATGCCAATCCCCACAACGCCTTGCGGCGTTTCGACGGCTTTACTCGTCGCTTCGCATTTCAACCTCCCTTGTTGGCAATCGCCAGACACACTGGTCCCGTGCACCCACGATACCATAAATTGATCCCCGGCACAATCGCGGCATCAAGCCCCGTGGCACGGTCCGGTGTGCGGGTGTATGCGTCTGACACTCGTCGCTATGGTGGGGGATTGGCTAAATCGGACCGTTTTTCAATGTGCCGTTGTCACGGGTGCCGTTGGACCATATCGCCTCATATGTATGTGAGGGGGTGAGGGTGTTCCTAGAATGTTCCAAAAAAAAAAAAATTTATAAACTCATAAAAAACAACAACTCCGAGGTGGTATGGTTCATACACCGCGCGAACGGACCATATCGGAAACCGGGTCAATTTAGCCAATCCCCCACAATACACGCAACTCTCAGGCGCATACGCCAACACACCGGAAACGGGGGCATTGCTGCCCCCGAGGTTGTATCAGAGCTTGATATCAATCGCCATTGCCGCAAGCTCGGCTGCCGCTTTGGCTTCCGCCTCGAGTATGGTCTCGGCTTTGCGCACAATGGAGGCTTTCCAGCCGTCGTCCTGCTTGCCAAAGATCTCCCAAACAGCCGCGTCGCGTTCGCTCGGGGACATGTCTTTGTAACCTTCGACGTGGGGCTTGATCTGGTCGCGAACGATCGAGATGACCTTCTTGTCAACGGTCGAAAGCCCGAGCCCGCCGTTGCCGCGCTCTGCGCCCCAATCACCGGCTGCGAGTTGATCCGCAACCTTCTGCATCAGAGCCTCGCCGGTTTCCGCCACTTTCGGCCCGTTGGCGGCGATCCATTCCCGACGCTCAGCCGCCGTCAGGTTCTTCCATCCGTCATCGTTGCCGTATGCGACCTGTGCCGCACCAGCCGCCGCGTCGGCGATCTTTTGCTTCAGCCCGTGCAACGTGGCTTGCCTGATGATCTCGGGCGACAACGCCGAGGGAGTGATCGTGACGCTTTTGCCGCGCGACTCGACAACAAAAGTATTGGTGAAGTTGATTTGCATTTTCGTTTCTCCGTTAGCTTTGTCCGGTGAACCATTCACCGTAGGGCCATCTATGCACATCCCGCGATGATTCGCAACAACGGATTTTGCCCCCATGCGAGTTTGTTTGTGCCAAAATGTCGCACGCACGGCCTTGCTTTTGCGAATGACTCGCAACAATTTTTCCCCGACTGCCCGTGCCTGCCCACGCAAGGCCACCCCCCGGTTCGCCGACACCCACCCCCCTCCCCTCTATAGACCCCCCTCGCTAAATTTGTAGTTTCAAAACATGAGCCATACTTTCTTTCCCCCTCGCTAAAAATGTAGCGCGAAGCGCTTGAGCCATACCTTTTCCGTGCCATATTGACTCGAGCGTGCGAAGGAGGTAGAATGCAGAGGACCGGCGGAAAAGTGGCCGGAGCCATACAGGAATAGGAAAGTGAGCCTCGAACAAGATATCCTCGCCGCCTTGGGGCCGGGCAGGTTGCCGGTCAAGGTTGAGGCCGAGATTGTTCGGGAGATCACCGACGCCGATATCGCTCGGCTTGTGACTACGCCCGCAGGCACCGCGCCTCAAGAAATCAAAAAGATCACCGAGCGCCATCACATGGTCGCACGACTGCTCGCGGCAGGGACTCCCGAGGGCGAAGTCGCCATTATCACCGGTTACACGCTGTCGCGAGTTTCGGTGCTTAAAGGCTCGCCTGCGATGCAAGAGCTCATCGCTCTGTATAAGAAGGCCGTCGACACCGAGTTCGTTGCGGTCTTCGATCACCTCGCTGGTTTGTCCAAGGACGCGCTGACTGAGCTTCGGGAACGGCTTGAGACCGAGCCGGAGAAGTTCTCCAACAAACAGCTGCTTGAAGTCCTCGACGCAACCCTTGATCGCACCGGGCATCCCCGAGCCAAGGAAGTCAAGCAAGAGGTCAACGTCAACATCCGCGATAAACTCGATGCTGCTCGCATCCGTGCTCGCCGAGCTGCACAGGGTGAAATCATCGAGGCCGACTATAAAGAGTTGCTCAATGGATGAAGAACTGCTCGAGGAACTCGGCAAAAAAGCCTATGATCCTCTCAGCTTTGTCTATTGGGCTTTTCCTTGGGGCGAGCCCGGCAGCGAACTTGCTGAGGAAAAAGGCCCGGATGAGTGGCAGATCTGGGTTTTGACTCAGCTCCGTGATGGCGTCATTGACGTAAACACAGCAATCCTCATCGCAGTCACTTCGGGCCACGGTATCGGCAAGTCCACCCTCGTTGCTTGGATCGTCCTCTGGGCTTTCACGACTTTCCCCGGCACTCGAGGCGTTGTGACCGCCAACACCGAGAACCAGCTCAAAACCAAAACTTGGGTCGAGATTGCCAAGTGGCATCGGCTGTTTCTCGCCAAGCATCTGTTCAAACTCACCGCCACCGCCCTGTTCTGCGTTGACGAAGAACTCGCCCGTGAGTGGCGGATCGACATTGTTCCTTGGTCCGAGCGTAATACGGAAGCCTTCGCGGGTCTGCACAACGCAGGCAAACGCATCTTGATCGTTTTTGATGAGGCTTCCGCAATCCCGGATATCATCTGGGAAACAACCGAGGGTGCCCTCACTGACAAAGACACCGAAATCATCTGGTGCTGCTTTGGAAACCCAACTCGAAACACAGGGCGCTTCAAGTCCTGCTTCCCCGGCGGCAAGTTCGCACACCGCTGGAAATCCCGTGAAGTCGACAGCCGCACGGTTCGCCGCACGAACAAAGACCAGCTTAATAAATGGGTCGAGGACTATGGCGAGGACTCCGACTTTGTTCGCGTCCGTGTTCGAGGGATGTTCCCCCGAACTGACGCACTGTCTTTCATCCCATATGACTTGGCGGTGGAGGCTTCCGCTCGCCAAATACCTGAGCAGTTTGCCCCTTGGGTGCTCGGCGTTGACGTTGCTCGCTTTGGCGATGACCGGACGGTTATCTATCCAAGGCGAGGACGTGATGCTCGCTCCCTTCCCCCTCGCATCTACCAGGGACTTGACACCATGCAGGTCGCCACTCGAGTGATGGAGATGCACTATGAACTCCAGTGCGCCGCAATCTTTGTCGATGGAACAGGCGTCGGAGCGGGCGTTGTGGATCGACTGGCCTCCCTTGGACTCCCCGTCATTGACGTTCAGTTTGCCGCAAAACCCGACGGTTCTAACGTGACCGATCCCGGTGTAGCCTATGGCAACAAGCGAGCTGAAATCTATGGAGCCCTTCGCGAGTGGCTTCGCATCGGAGCAATCCCCGAGACCATAGCGCGGAGCGATATCAATCTCCCTCGCGAAATGGCGATCCCGACTTATTCCTTCAACGGGCAGAATAAAATCATGCTCGAGCCGAAGGACGCTATCAAAAAACGAGGCGAGGCCTCTCCTGACATTACCGACGCCCTTGCTTGCACCTTCGCTTATCCGATCCCTGAAATCCGGGCAATGGCGCCGATGAAGGCCAAAAGCGAGTATGATCCCTACAAGGATTTCTACAATGTTTAAGAAACCAGCTGCTCCACCACCGCCGCCGACCCCTTCCACAACCGCTGATGCGTCACAGGGTCTGACTACCGGACCTCGGCGCCAGTTCAAGCTGCCGGGCGTTTACAGCGCGCAGCCCAATACCATTCAGCGGAGCAAGTCTGGAGGCACTTCGTGATCAGCCTTCAAAAACCGGCAATGGAAAAACTCGTCGCAACTCACCTTGCGATGGACCTGGAGTTTGCCAACTGGCGACCCCACCTTCAGGAGGTTGCTCAATATCTCCTGCCTCGCCGCTACGCTACCCTTGCCGAGAACTCTCCGCTTGCACCTACGCGAGGCAACGGTTCCAACCGTGCCGCTAAGTCGCGCAACAACAAAATCCTCGACAGCACCGGGACCAAAGCCCTTCGTGATCTTGCCGCAGGTATGCTCAATGGCATCACTTCGCCCGCACGGCCTTGGCTTCGCATTCGTGAGATGGGTTACGAGCACTATCGTTCGATCGAGCACAAAGCTTGGTATGAAGAAGTCGCTCGGCGAATGCTTCTCGTTATGGCGGGCTCGAATTTCTACAATTCCCTCGCCATCGTCTATCTCGATCTCGCTGCCTTCGGCTCAGCCTGCTGTCTCATCTACGAAGACTTTGACGACATTATCCGCTGCTATAATTCTCCACTCGGTGAGTTTCGTTTCGGTGTTGATCATCGCGGAGTTGTGTGTCGATACAGCCGCACATTTGCCCTCACTGTCGAAGAGACTGTGAAAAAGTTCGGTATCGAAAACGTTTCGAAACGAGTGCAGGAAGCACACAAACGGGGCGGAGCTGACGCTCAAAATTACATCACCATCTGTCATCTCATCGAGCCCAACCTGGACGATGATCGTTCCATTCCCTCGCGGTTTGGTTATCGTGAGTTTTATTGGGAAGCGGGAACCAATACCGGACAACTGCTACAGCGCAATGGCTATGGCGAAAAGCCAGGCCTGTTCACTCGTTGGGAAGTTACTGGCAACGATATTTACGGAACCAGCCCCGGCCAAGATGCGCTGCCTGACGTTATCCAGCTGCAACACGAAACCCTGCGCAAAGCTCAGGGGATGGACAAAATCGTCAATCCGCCTATCGTGGTTGAGTCTGCCACGCCCTTCACTCAGGTTGACTTGCTTCCAGGCGGTATGACTCGAGTTGGGTCCGGTGCCTCATTCGGCGCCAAGGCGGTTTATCAAGCCCAACTGCCCCTCAACGAAATGACGGTTGATATCAACTTTCTTCGTATGAGGATACAAGAGACTTTCCACAACGATCTGTTCCGAATGATCTCGAGCCTCGAGACTGTTCGATCGGCGACTGAAATCGATGCAAGGCGGGAAGAAAAGCTTGTTTTGCTTGGTGCTGTGCTCGAGCGTTTCGAGAACGAAGCTCTTGACCCTGCCGTTAAGCGTATCTACAGCATCATGCTCCGCAAGGAACTGCTGCCCGAACCGCCGGAAGACCTCGATCCAACCGCCATCGACGTTCAGTATGTCTCGATCTTGTCCGACGCGCAGCGGGCTATCGGCACCGTCTCGATCGAGCGTTTCACGCAATTCTACGGCAACATGTTGTCTGTCGACCCTGAGTTGAAAATGACCGTCAATATGGACGAAATTCTCCGCGACTATGCCGATCGTCTGAACGTCACAGCCGCTGGTCTCTACAGCCGCGAACAAGCTGCGGAAGCCCGTCAACAGGCGAACGAACTTAACCAAACTCGCGAAGCGGCGCTGGTGGGCAAAGATTTGACTGATGCCGCATCCAACCTGTCCCAAACCGAAGTCGGGGGAGGCCGTAAGGCTCTCGACATTCTTCTCGGCGGATAATGGTTGCGATAATGGAAAGAGCGTGATAAGATGGCGGACAGGACAAAGCGACTTCAAAAGAGCTACGCAAAGCAGGATGAGTTCTTCATAAACGACGGACTGAGGGCCCTCACCAAATCTTACAACGGCCGCAGGTTTATTTGGTGGCTGTTCAGCGAAGCGGGGCTCTTTAACAATCCGTTCAACACGAACGCACTCAGCACCGCTTTTGCGGCAGGAAAGATGGACATAGGCCAGGCCGTTCTCGCTAGACTTCTGGAAGTTGATGATGAGGCCTATATCAACATGCAACGTGAAAATGCGTTGCTGCAGAAGCAACGGCGAGAGGAGTTAAAACAAGGAGAAGAAGATGAAGACGAACTGGATGATTAACTTGCCGCGCATCTATTGGGAAGGCGCGACTGAGGGCACGCCGACACCGGCCCCCGCTCCGACTCCGGCTCCTGCTCCGGCAGCTACGCCGCAGTCTCTCATTCAAGGGGATCAAACCCCCGCAAACCCTACGGCGCCGTCGGAACCCGCTGCCTCGCTCATCTCGCCCGACGCGAAGCCCGCATTCGTGAGCGAACCAGTTTCTTTCAAAGACGAGACGTTCGCCGAAGATATCAAGCCCCTGATCCCTGAGAACTTCGAGGTTGATCCCGAGGGCATGAAAGAATTTTTGACTGGTATCAACAACGCAGCTTCGCGTGCTGATATCGTCAAACACGTCCTGCAGACCTATGCCGATGTGCAGAAGGCGCAGCAAGAGTCCGCCGCCGGAGAGTTCAAGGCGCGGATAACTGACTGGCAGAAGCAGACTCGAGAGCACCCGGAATACGGAGGAGCGAAACTCGATCAGTCTTTGGCCAACGCTAAGCTGGTGGCGCAAACCTATGGGGGGAAAGAGTTTTTCGATTTCCTCGAGGTTACCGGCGCAGGATCGCATCCTGAGATGCTTGCGTTCCTCAACAAGGTGCACAAGGAGATGACCAAAGAAGGAACCCCCCTCATTGCACCTTCTGTTTCCACTGAGCGGAAGTCTTTGGCTGACCGCATTTTCACATCCTCGGAGAAAAACTAAATGGCAACCCTTGCCTCCAATAACCCGACCCTGCTCGATTGGCAGAAGTCGATGGACCCTGACGGGTCGGTCGCTGCTGTCATCGAAATTCTCAACGAAACCAACGAGATGCTTGCCGACATGACCTGGATCGAGGGCAACCTCCCCACCGGCACCATCACGACCATTCGGACCGGCTTGCCCGAACCGACCTGGCGCAAACTCTACGGCGGTGTCCAGCCGACCAAATCGACTCGGGAACAAGTCACCGAGTCCTGTGGTATGCTGGAAGACTACGCCGAAGTCGATAAGGCGCTGGCGGACCTCAACGGCAACATCAACGCTTTCCGCCTGTCGGAAGCGCGGCCGCATATCGAGGGCTTCAACCAGTCGATGCAGCAAACGCTGTTCTACGGCGACACTGAAGTCAACCCGGAACGGTTCACCGGGCTGGCTCCGCGTTACAGCAGCCTGTCCGCTGACAATGCCGACAACATCATCGACGCTGGCGGCACCGGCACTGACAACCGCTCCATGTGGCTGATCTGCTGGAGCGAAGAAACCTGCCACGGTCTGATCCCGAAAGGCTCTCAGGCCGGCCTGCAGATCAATGACAAAGGCCAGGTGACCATCGAGAACGCCGATGGAAGCAATGGCCGGATGGAAGCCTATCGCACCCACTTCCGGTGGGACGCTGGCCTCTGCGTCAAAGACTGGCGCTATATTGTTCGCATCTGCAATATCGACTACAGTCTTCTGTCGGCCGATGCCTCGACCGGCGCCAACCTGCCCGAGCTGATGTTCGATGCAGAAATGCGTCTGCCCTCCATGTCGATGGGCCGCTCCACCTGGTATGCCTCGCGGGATATCATCACTAAATTTGGTCAGCAGTTGACCAACGGGGTGAAGAATTCCACCCTGACGATGGAAAATGTGGGGGGCGTGAAATCCGTCACTCACAACGGCATTCCGATCCGGCGTGTGGACAAGCTCGCCGTTGACGAAGCCCGTGTGGTCTGAGGAGATCTTCAAATGATTATGGACGAACGCAGCGAGTTCTGCGACAAACTCTCGGTTGCAGCCGCAGCCGGCACCGCCCTGGTTGGCGATGTAATGGACCTCGGAGCCAATGTCAAAAACATTGGTCGAGGGACTCAGCTTTATCTCGTGGTGACGGTGACTACCACCTTCACCTCGGGCGGCGCCGCCACGGTCAACATTCAGCTCTGCTCGGACTCGACGGCGGACCTGAACACTTCACCGACTGTGCATTGGGAAACTGGCGCAGTCGGTTTCGCTACCCTGACGGCACGGACTGTCTCGGCCCACGCCAAGCGGTTCATCGTCGCACTTCCGCAGGGTCTGCCTTACGAGCGCTACCTTGGGATCAAGGTCGTGACAGCGGCAGCTATCACTACCGCCGGCTCCATCAGCGCGTTCCTGACGCCGCATCCTGACAATTGGGATGTTTATCCGGAGGGCAATAACTGATGCGTGTTGTCCTCAAACGTCCCGCCTACGATGGATTGCGTTATTTCAATGCCGGCCTGGCCGAAAATTGGGATGACGAAACTCCGCTTCCGAAGGATGCTCGTGAAGCCCTGCCGGGCGAAACTGCCGACACGGCCCTGAAAAAGCCGAAAAAGCAGCAGCCCAAGGCGCTTTCCCAGATCGCGCAGAAGTCGCGTGAAGAACTGGAAAAGGAAATCAGCGCCAAGTTCGAAGCTGAGGCCAAAAAGCAGGCGGATGAAATCGCTGAGCTGAAAGCCAAACTTGCCGAGATCGAGCCGGCAAAAGACGAGAAGAAGGCCAAAATCTGATGGTGAGCACGGTCCTTGACATTTACAACGCTGCCTTGTCGGCCTGTCATGCTAAGGGCCGTGTTTCTTCTTTGACAGAAAACTCTCGAGAACGGGAAGAATGTGATATCTGGTATGATCTCGTTCTCGAAACAGTTCAAGAAGCCGCGTGGTGGCCGTCGAGTAAAGCCACCGAGCGACTTGCTTTGCTGACAACACGAGACACAAACGCAGCCTGGGTCGCAACCGATCCGCTGCCGCAGTATAACTACAAATACTCCTTGCCGACTGGTTATCTTCGAGCTTGGCATCTGACGGATTTCACTCAGTTTGAACTCGGTTACGATGCCACTCGAGAAAAAACAGTCCTGCACAGCAACACTCCGAACGCAAGCCTCACTTATGCGCGCAAGCAAGAGCTTGTCGGCACCTGGACGCCGGGGCAGCGGAATGCGACTATATATGGACTCGCCGGGCACATTGCGGGCGCGTTGACAGGCCGAGGCGAAATCGTCCAAAAGAATTTCAACCTCGCCAATCAGTTGCTTGCCGATGCCCAAGCTGCTTCAATGCCGGTCGGACAGCAACAGTTGCAGTTCATCCCCTCCGTTCTACAAGGCCGAGGCTATAGCGATTTCTCTCACACTGAGGTTCGTTATTACTATCCGATGGGCGGACTGTTTTCTGCGGGAGCTACCCCAGCATGACTGAACCGTTTGTTAAAGCAGCCTTTACTGGCGGTGTTCTTGCGCCGGCTTTCTATGGTCGCTCTGACATGGAGAAGTTTGACCTTGGTATCCGGCAAGGTTACAATTGGTGGGTGGATTATCGAGGCGGGATCAGTGTTCGACCGCCCCTTGAGTTTTGTGATTACATCAAAGAGGATGACAAGCGCGTTCGGCTCATGTCCTTCTCTTTCAACAATGACAGTGCAAACAATTATATTCTCATCTTTGGCGACCGTTACGTTGCCTTTGCTCGTGACGGAGCCTATATCACCGAAACCGCAAAAACAGCTACGATCGCGGCAGGTGTCAACACAACAGTTACTTCAGCTGCTCACGGTTTCTCAAACGGCGACTGGATTAAGCTCTACGGCACGGGATTGCCTTACGAAACGTTTGAGGTGAAATCCGTCACCGCCAATACTTTTCAGCTTACTACGCCGTTTGGCGTTCCGATGAACTCGGTAGGCTATTCGTTTTCTGGCACTTATTCTTTGGCTCGAATTTATATGCTGCCTAGCCCTTATTCGGCGGGCAGTCTTCTTCGCCTTACTACATCGCAATACCGTGATGTGCTCTATATTACATCCAACTCTTATCCGCGAAAGAAACTCATTCGCACCTCAGACGCTTCTTGGGCCTTCGAGGACGTAGAGAACGTCCCCAGCATACCTGCGCCGGTTGCGACTGCCATTACCTCTTCTGTTGCAGGAACCGCTGGAGTTTGCTATGCAGTTACTGCCGTGGACTCAAACGGCGAAGAAAGCCTGTTGTCCAACATCATGCTCAGCGAGACCGTTGTTTTCATGCCGACAACGGCAGGGGAAATAACCTTCACCTGGAACGCAGTTGCTGGTGCAATCAAATACCGAGTCTATCGCTCCCTCTTGACCATCGTGGGCGCCTCCATTACCAAAGGCGAAACCCTTGGTTATCTCGGAGAAACCTTGTCCACTTCATTTGTGGACACAAACATCATTCCTGATTTCACCAAAACTCCACCAACCTATGATGATCCGTTTGCCGACGGCGCTGTTCTTTATATCGACATTACAGCCGGAGGTTCTGGTTACGCGAAAACCGGAACAACTGTCAACCTTAGCGGCGGAACAGGGTTCTCTGGTGAAGTAATTGTAGATGGAGGCGAAATCGTTGGCGTCAGAATTATCAATCCCGGAACTGGATACACCGGAGGTGCCGTTACTTTTTCTGGTGCCGGAACAGGAGCAACCGCCACTCTGTCCGCTTCGCCTGCATCGGGAAACAACCCAGCGGCCTCACTCCTCACGCAGCAGCGTCGTGTCTATGCTGGCACGTCAAACCTTCCCATGTCAATTTACGGTTCTCGTCCGCGCTTCCAGGACAATTTCAACTACGATTATCTCGCAGTAGCAACTGATCCGTTTGATCTGTCGATTGACTCAGAAGAGCTGACGCCGATCAAGCACCTTATGCCGGTTGATCTGGGCTTCATGGTGTTTACTGGCGGCGCAGTCCACCAAGTGCTGGGCGCAAACGATCAATCTATAAACGCAGACAACGCGACGCAGCGGCCTATCACAGATGATGGATGTGCAAACGTCGCTCCGCTTCGAGTTGGCGATCATATCATCTATGTCATTCGCGGATCAGCTGGGGTCAACAGTATTCAGCCAAGCAATCTTCGAAACTACTATGAACTCGCCGACCGCAGTTTGTTTTCCAACCATTACTTCACCGGGGAAAACCGCGTCATTGCCTGGGCTTTTGCAAAGGTGCCTTTCAGGCAGGCTTGGGTGGTTCGCCAGGACGGCACGATGCTGTCTTGCACCTACGTCCCCGATCAAAACGTCTATGCCTGGACTGATCATGGCACCTTGGGGTTTGCTCACTCTGTGGCAACCGCAATCGAAGCCAATGTAAACACTGTCTACTTTGTTGTCGAGCGAACTGTTAACGGCGTGGTGAAAAAGTTCTTCGAGCGGATGGACAGCTACATCATCAACTCAGAAGAAGACATGGCTGCAGTTGATGCTTATACAGAAACGTCGTTGACTCCTGGCGCCGGAACGATTTCGGTCAGCGCCTCTACCGGAACAGGCGTGACTATCACTTCAGCTGATGCGCCGTTTACCGCTGATATGGTGGACAAGCATCTTCGAGTCAATCACGGGCGGATCAAGATAACAGCTTATGTTGATGCCAACAATCTCGTTGGAGATGTTGAGTTGCCCTTGACTCAGCTTTATCCCGAGACTCAATTGCCAATTGCTTCTTCTCAATGGACAATTGATCCCCTTGTTGAAGAGGTTACGGGCCTGGGGCACCTTGAGGGCCTGACTGTAAGTTTGGTCGCCGACGGCGCACAACAGCCTGATGTGGTTGTGACTGACGGAGTGGCTGCACTCACACAACCCGCATCGCATGTTGTTGTCGGGCTCAACTACACCGCGCTGTTTGAAACCCTGCCGCTTTACAGCACCTCGCAAGTAATTATCGACAAGAAAAAGCGAGTTGTTTCTGCCAGTGCTCGGTTGCTCAATGCGCGCGGATTGCAAGCAGCTAGCGGCGGCAGCGACCGGTTTTATGATATAAAAATCAGAACCTTCGAGCCTTTTAATGCTCCGCCAATGAGGGCCAACGGGATTTATGAGTTCCACGTAACTGGCAACTTCATGGAAGATGCTACCTTTATGCTTCGCAAAAACGGCCCTTTTAAAGCGACTGTCTCTGGCTTTGTCCTTGATGTGGAGCCCGGCCTTGATTAGGTATAATGAAACGCAAGGACCAAACTGGTCCGATCGGACTTTCGAGGTCTTTGACAATCAAGCTCGTCTTTTCGTAATCGGCTGCAAGGTGCAGAGCTTGATCGAAAAGAAACTCTATATCGGAATTGATGAGGTAATCCCTCTGTCTTTTTCTCAGCTTCGTAAACTGCGAGGCTTATTCGCCCATGCTTTTGCTGGTTGGAAAGTAACAGCTTTGGTCGAAGAACAAAACACTACAGGACTAGCGTTTGCGCGGTTCTTCAAACTCACACAAACCGGACGGGTTGCCGGAGTCATAACTTTTGAGAGGGATTGCTAATGGCTTTTCTCGCACCTCTTGCCGGAACACTTGCGGGCGCAGCTGCTAATGTTGCTCCTCTGCTTTCTGCCGGAGGCTCGATCCTCGGCACCGTAAGCACGATCAGCGGCTTGAATTACCAAGCAGCCATTTCAGAACGCGAAGCAGCCTTTGCCGAGCGTGAGCGGCTGTATGCACAAGAAAAAGGCCAGATCAACCAACAAGAAGCTGACCTCGCCGCAAAAGCTGAAATCGCGGCTATGGAAAACAAACAAGCCGCGTCGGGCTTTGAGGTTGGTTCAGGCTCGTTTGAACAACGTCGTCGAGTGGCTAGTATTCTTGCCAAACGTGATGCCCTTCGCATTCGCCAAGACGCCGATCGAGAAGCAGAACAGTTGGCTGAAGTTGCTCAAGCAAAACGATCCGAGGCAAGCATGGCAAGGCGCAGCCGCCTGTTCGCTGGCGTCGGCGGTGTTTTCGATTTTGGCACTTCGCTTATCAACGGCGCAGAATTGGCAAACAAACTCAAGGCGTCCGCCATTCGGCGTGATGCAGCAATGGCGAGGTATTCTTGATGGTCGGTGAAGTTCGTCCTAGCAATCGGCAGGTTCTTGCAGACAGCCCTCGTATTGTGCCGGGGGCATTCGGCGAAGGCTTGTCTGACTCTGTGCAACGTTTTGCAAACTCTGCCATGGACTACCGGCTTAGCGAAGACGAGATCCTCAACGCCCGGACTTCTCTGAAGATCGCGCACAAGCAACGGCAAGAAGCGCTGGATCGCTCCAGCACTCAGGTTGAAATCATTCGTGCACGAGCTCAGCTCACAAAAGACTTCGAAGAACTCCGTCGGTCACTTCCGCCAGACTATGCCGGCTTTACAGAACAGGTCGAGGCAAAAACGCGAGCAACCGTCGAGGAAATCAAGAAGAAAATTCCGGAAAATCTGCAAGCGGACTTTGCACCGGATCTCGAGATCTTTACACAAAACTTCATCTCGTCTTCTTACTTGACAGAAATTGAGCAAGGCGACGCAGAATACGCAAGAAAGCTGGACGAGCTCATTCAATTGGGCACCAATCAGGTTTTGTCCGGGGAAGACAACTATGCCAATTG